ACCCCTTCCAAGTGATGCACGACCCTCGCCCAAAGCAGGGCGCACCTTGGCTTCGTCAACTCTTGCAAACACCAGCTTAATACATGACCTACCTCGAGCTAACTAAGATGCTGCGCCAAGAGTGCGGTATCCCCGGCACTGGTCCAGCATCTGTCGTTAGTCAAGCTGGTGAGGCGGCGCGCCTTGCCACCTACATCAACGATGCTTGGCTCGAGCTGCAGGGTATGTATGACAATTGGGGCTGGATGCGTTTGCCATTCAGCTACCAAACTGTTGCAGAGCAAGGTGACTACGCGCCTCTCACAACTACCAACGATCTGACGGGCAACCCATTGTCCGATCTGCGCTATTGGTGGAAAGAGACCGTGCGCTCCTATCGCACTGACATCGGCATCTACGATGAACAGTGGTTGGTTGAATGGGAGTACCAAGTCTTTCGCAACACCTATCGCTACAACGCGCAGGTGAGCGGTCGACCTGTGGTGTTCGCCATTCATCCAACGGAAAAGGCCATGATGCTTGGCCAAATTCCAAACACCATTTACACCATGACTGGCGAGTATCAACGCTTACCGTCCTCGATGACGGTGGACACCGACTTGCCAACTGGTTTACCAACTCACCTGCACAAAATCCTTGTCTACAAGGCGATGCAGTTCTATGGCTTGTACGAAGCAGCGTCTGAGGTGATGGCGCGCGGCGAGCGCGGCGAGACATCTTTGATGGCTCAGCTCGAGCGCGAGTGGCTACCTGAAGTTTCTCTCGGCAACCCATTGGCATAAGGAGCCGAGATGGCCAATAGACCAGTTCAGCTTCCAAAGGTCAACTATGAGCTGATCCACTTGAATGGTGGGTTGGATCAGGTGACGCCGACGCTGTCGCTACCTCCCGGCTTTGCACGACGCGCTGCCAACTTCGAATGCTCAATCAATGGCGGCTACACCCGCATCGCTGGCTACGAACGCTACGACGGTCACGCAAGCCCATCCGCTGCAAACTACAACGTTTTGATCTGCGCACTAACAGCCACTGTTGCTGTGGGCGACACCGTTACTGGCGTAACGTCTGCGGCCACTGGCAAGGTGATTGCTCGCTCTGGATCTAATGTTGTTCTAACCCGAGAGACTGGCACATTCGTCAATGGCGAGACCATTCAGGTCAGCTCCTCAAACGTTGGTACTGTGACGAACGTGCAGGGCATGGACGTCGATGGGTTGACTGATGCAACCTACCGAGGTTTGGCTGCGGACGAGTACCGCACGTCGATTGCGGCGGTCCCCGGCTCAGGCCCCATCATCGGCGTCTCCTACTTCAATGGCACAGTCTATGCTTGGCGCAACAACACTGGCGCCACGGCCGCCAACCTATACAAGTCCACATCCTCTGGCTGGTCTCAAGTCGCCCTAGGCTACGAGATCAAGTTTGACGGCGGCACTGCTGAAGTCTTTGACGGTCAAACAATCAATGGCGCCACAAGCGGAGCTGCCGCCGTGGTGTCTCGCGTCGTGCTTGAGTCTGGCGCTTGGTCAACCAGCAACGCTGCTGGTCGATTTATCTTGTCCACCGTGGTGGGTACGTTCGTCGACAACGAGGCCATTACGGTCAGCGCAGTCAACAAGGCTGTGGCCAACGGTACAAGCTCTGCAATCACACTGCTGCCAAGCGGACGCGTTGAATCGATGATTGGCAACTTCGGTGGCGGCACGGTCAACACCAAGATCTATGGCTGCGATGGAAAGAATCGTGGCTTTGAGTTTGATGGCACGGTCTATGTGCCGATCAATACTGGCATGACGACGGATGTTCCCACGCGCGTCGCGGTGCACAAGAACCATTTGTTCTTTGCATTTGGTGAGTCGCTGCAGTTCTCTGGGATTGGTGAGCCTTACAAGTGGACACCACTGCTTGGCGCGGGTGAGATTGCGTTGAATGGTGCGATCACGAATTTGTTGATCTTGCCGGGAAACCAAACCACGGGCGCCCTCGGCGTCTACACCCGTAACGACACCAACATCCTCTACGGTACAAGCTCAGAGACCTTCCAACTGTCCACCTTCAACAGCGGAACTGGCGGCCTACCGTTCACCGCTCAGAATATGGACCAAGCCTACGTGCTTGACGATCGTGGTGTCATGAACATGAACACCTCGCTCAACTACGGCAACTTCGAGTCCAACGCCTTAACCTTGCGCATTCGCCCATTCATGCAAGCGCGTCGCAACTTGGCCACGGCCAGCGTGCTCAATCGCGAGAAGGGCCAATACCGCATCTTCTTCAGCGACGGCACTGGCATCTACATGACTTTCAACGGCAGCAAGGTGCTAGGCATCATGCCAGTGCAGTTGTCAAATCCAGTCACCTGCTGCGTTGAGGGCGAGACACCTGATGGCGCGTCGACCTCATTCTTTGGCTCAACCAATGGCTTCGTGTATCGCCTCGATGCTGGCACATCTTTTGATGGAGCTGTCATCCCAGCCAACATTAACTTGGTCTACAACAGCATTAAGGCGCCACGCATCTTGAAGCGTTACCGCAAGGCCAGCGTTGAGTTGACTGGTGACTCTTATGCTGAGATCGCTTTTGGCTACGACTTGGGCTATCGCTCCGTCGAGCTTGAGCAAGCTGCGGGCGCGGTCTACACGAACGACTTGCGCTCAAGTTATTGGGATGAGATGACTTGGGACAACTTTGTTTGGGACGGCCGAGACATTTCTCCATCTGAGATCGAAATGATGGGCACTGCTGAGAATTTGGCCATCCAAATTTCCTCAGTGTCGGCGATAATTAAACCATTCACGGTGAACAACATCATCGTGCACTACACCATGCGAAGAGGACTTCGATAATGTCAAACAGTTTCTACAACCACAACACGTACCCTGCGCCAAACTCGGCTGGTTCATCGGCTGCGCTTCGTGCGGAGTTGGACCTCGTCACTGCGGGCTTCAACAAGTTGCCAACACTTGCTGGCAACGGCTACAAAGTTGTCGGTGTGAACGCTGCTGGCGACGCCCTCATTGCAGATCCAAAGCTGATGAACGTCGACTTCAGTACGACCAATACAGCCAGTGGCGCAGTGGGTCGCTTTACATGGAATGACACAGACGGTACGCTCAATCTCGGACTGAAGGGCGGCAACGTCACTTTACAGTTGGGCCAAGAGCAAAACGTTCGAATCTACAACGAGAGTGCTGGCGCATTCAGCGACCTTCAAGTTGTCAGGATCACAGGTTCATCTGGCACTCGTTTAACTGCTGATTTGGCTCAAGCAAACAGTGATGCAAACTCAGCAACAACCTTTGCTGTTGTGACCGAGCCTATCGCCTATCACGCTGAAGGATTCGCCACCACGTTTGGCGTGATTCATGATGTGAACACATCTGCATTTGCTGAGGGCGCCATCCTCTTCTTGTCACCAACAGTTGCTGGTGGCATTACTTCGACTCGTCCTTCTGCACCAAACCACGCAGTGCAAATTGGTTGGTGCGTTCGCTCTCATGCCACCCAAGGTGAGATCTATGTTCACGTGCAAAACGGATACGAGTTGGATGAGTTGCACGATGTGTTGATCACCACCGTGGCAGCAAACAACATGCTGCGTCGCAACTCTGCGAACACCGTGTGGGAGAACATTGCTGGTCCAAGTGGTGCAATCGTTGGTACGACCGACACACAAACTCTGACCAACAAGACAATCAGCGGCGGCTCAATCAGCGGCGCATCGATCACCAACCTAAGCAGCCCAACAAACTCTGGCGACGCAGCCAACAAGGCATACGTCGACACATTGGTGCAAGGCTTGGACGCTAAGGCGTCTGTGCGCGTAACAACCACAGCGAACATCACGTTGAGTGGTACGCAGACAATTGACGGCATTGCTGTCATTGCTGGCGATCGCGTGTTGGTCAAGGATCAAACAACCACTGCGAACAATGGCATCTATGTCGTTGCCTCTGGCACATGGACTCGCGCAACCGATGCTGACACATGGGAAGAGTTGGTCTCTGCTTACGTGTTCGTCGAGGGCGGCACGACCAACGCTGACAACGGCTTCACCTGTACCATCGCTTCAGGCGGCACGCTTGGCACGACAGCGATTACATGGGTGCAGTTCTCTGGCGCTGGCCAAATTACTGCAGGCGCGGGCCTAACAAAGACTGGCAACACCATCAACGTGATCACAGCATCGGCGACTCGAATTGTTGTCAACGCTGACAGCATCGACTTGGCCACGACTGGCGTGACCGCTGGCAACTATGGCTTGGTTACTGTTGACACCTATGGTCGCGTGACCACTGGCTCTTTGCCAACAACATTGGCTGGCTTCGGTATTACTGATGCCTACACCAAGACCTACATCGACTCACTGTTTGGCACCTACACAAGCGCCGCAGCCTCTGCTGCTGCTGCATTGGTCAGTGAGAACGCTGCAGCAGCCTCTGCAAGCGCCGCATCGACTAGCGAAGGCAATGCCCTCACCTACAAGAAGGCGGCCGCCACAAGCGCCACAAACGCGGCTACAAGCGAAACTAACGCAGCAAACTCGGCCGCATTCTTGTAGGTG